CCAAGGTCTTTGTTTTCCCTGTTAAGGGTAACCCGTCCAAAGGTAGACGTCGTTTGCCAAGGGCGCGGACCTCCCGTCTGGTGTTGAGGATCGCCTCAAGGTTCTGGTCTAGGTCCCCGGGAGGAGCCACCGTGGCTCCAACCGAGAAATCCATACCAATTGGGAGATACCTCAGAATCCGATGATAATCGGAAATTGAGCGTACCCAGGCCCGTAGGTGGTCGACGTCTTTAGGATCCTTGCTCTGTTCCAAGTCAGCTAGAGTGAAGAACTCTGGAAGACGAGGTAGAGTCGCAAGTTTCAAAAAGAGTGAGTCAACCATTTCTATGGGACTGTGCTCCATACTCTCGAGCTCCGCAGTCTGCAGAGTCTTGAGCGTGTATAAAGCATGGTCTAGAACCGCTTGTGCCTTTAACTCAACACGGGGGACCGATACTTTTTGGTCCCCTGCGTACACAAAGTCACCACTTGGAGTAATGACTACTCCCTCCATAAACCCTTGCTCTCCATAGTCATCACCGATGACCGTGTAGTAGTCAGAGGAGTCTGTGTTGGAAGTTGAAACACCCAGTAGAGGAGAGTAACTGCACTCTATAACAGGCCATGTGGCCCGGTCTAGAGACTGTAACACTCCTTGTGAGTAAGGTGGCGTGCCGCCACCTTGCCCACAGCTCTTAAAGGGAAAACCCCTTTCTGGGTAGTTCAAAATGTAACGAGTTCGACGCATCCGGTAAGACCGTGGGAGTATCCCACAGTCCCTCATTCCGGCTCTCCATTCGGAGAATCGGATTGAGGCCTCGCGGAGAGCATTGACTCTTTGTCTAAGAATTGTCACGACCCTTCGGGTCATGATGAGACTTAAATAGAGTTCAATATCCTCTAGCCAAGACGTCGTCTTGGCGTCAAGTGCGCCTTGATCTCCGGCTAACGCCTCTACCCTACCTTGCAGAGCAAGTAGGAAGGGCACCTTCCCGGACCCTCGGAGTCCTAGGACGGACAAAGTTCGTCCTACAGACCCGAAGGCACTGATCAAGGCCGCTTGTGCCGCATTCCCCAATGTCCCCCCAGACCAATCCCTAAGCGAACGGACGTAGTCCGTCTGCCGAAGGAGAAGTCTGAGGAAACGTGCAACGGTAGGCTTCTCAGAGATCCATCCACGCTTCACAGCGCGTAACGCCAACTCTAACCTCTGATGTGTAGTCTTCACACCTAGCTCCTCTCTCAACGAGAGAGGTGAAAGGTTTACGCCATCGCGGAATTTCTGCGATGCGAAGGTGAAGAGCTTCCCTTCAAGGGTCTTTGCCGGCGAAGTAGGAATTCCAAGAAGCTCCGTTACTTGGAGATATTGCACAGCGACCAACGAATTCCCGGTGACGTTGTCATCGCCTAAAATTCGGTAGGCCTCGAAGGTAACTGGATCTAAACCAGCTCGTTGAGCTGAGAATAGTTCTAGCGCATGATGCACCAGAGCCATAGACGCCCACGAGGACAATGCCCCCATGGGTTGTCCACGTCCATATCTTACTACGGACCCTCTCAGTTCAGATAGAACTAGTTCGTCATCAGGTACCCGAAACCAGCGATCAGTGAGCAGAGATATCCATATCTCTGTCTTCTCTTTTCCCCAAATTCCCTCTAAAAGGACTTCATAAAGCGTGATCGGAATGAGATCTGTAGCACTTTTCAGATCAATGGAATGGTGGTTCACTATTCCTTCGACCTGACAGTACCGAACATAAGACTCAAGAGAATCCTCCTGAGCGAACGTTGCATCCCCTGGCAACAGGGCAAGTACAGACATCATCCAATCATGCACCGGCTTCATCAGCCGTTGTGTCCAGTAGTCGACAATTGCGATTGTTCTAACCTTACCAGCGGGCTCTGGCAGTAATGCCAGGGAGGATACTTCTAAATTGGGTCGTTGACTCAAAATAGTGGTGTACCCCTCGCGGGTTTGGATGAACTCTTGCGCATGTTTGCTACATAGAGCGAATAGGGGAGGGGTGAGCTCGTCTCCTACGGCACGGCACCACTCTAGAGGCCAATTGACCGGGGCATTGCCCCAAGCAATTGTATCTAGAGGAGCGCCGAGGAGCCCGACAGAATTGTTGGGCCCCCCCCGTAAGGGAATATAAGGACTGTCTCCATCCGTGATTGCCAGCTTAGGCTTAAGAAGTCCCTCGCAGCGGCTATCTCTAGCTGCTTGTCCAACAACTTTGGGCCAAAACACATCTTTACAAAATATCCGGAAGTCTTCCAGACATTGAGTATCCATGTGCGGTAGCCCTCCGGTCACTGACTGGAGGTCCTGCTGTTGGTGAGTTCCTTCGAAAGCTTTGTAGCTGGAGAGTAGAGTAGCCATCAGTCTGATGGCGACCTCATCTCCTGCTGCAATCCGTCTCCTTATCACTAAGGGGATGAGACGTGGCAACCCGGAGCGGGCTAGTCCCACCGGCTCACCTAGGGCATATGGATTTTCGTTCATTACACCTCCGACCCACTTATCGAGGAAGAACAGGGTGTTCTTCATCTTTAAGATGAGGGCGTTTCGCCCTCGGGTCTTCAGTATACGAACAAGATCCTCTGCCAGCTGGTTAAGGGAAACTCTCAAAGAGCGTGGAGGTTCAGTGGGTCCCCCTAATCTGAAGTTGAGGTCAAAGCCCCAACCGACGATTAAGGACATCACTGAGTCTTGTGATGGTGAAACCACCATCGCACCATGCGGATCACGAGCAACCGACCACTTCGACAATTGGCTGTAATGCCAACGCAAGAAACGGTGCCATGGGTGCTGTGGATTGCGATCCAACTCATTTCTCAAAGCAACTAGTCGCTTTTTCGAAAAGGGCTCAAAGGTGGATGGCGCCTTAGGGAGTTTTACTTCCTTTGTGCTACCATCGCCAGAGATTCCTTGACGAAGGGCTGCGTAGTAATCTGTACGGGCCGGAAAAAGTTCCGGTATTCCGTATAGCTTACGCCCTTGGTAGGTGCTACCGAGGGGGGTGTTTTTAGAAGTAGATGAGGTGTCGGACGAAGTTGTTGTTGGTGAACCAGTTTTGGGATCTAGTGCCTTATCGCCTGGGCGACAAAGAACTATCAAAGGGACATCTTGAGAAAGATGCACCCTGATCTGAAGCAGGTACTCCTTTTCGGAGACGTAGAGGATGGCAGTAGGTTCTACGGGATCCACGATAGCGTATTTCCCGGCATCTACCTTGGCCCAATCCACTTTAGGATATAGTGAATGAGTATGTAGCTGCAGAACCGTTCTGCTTGTGCTGAAAAACATTAGTTGATTAAGCATAAGTCGAATGGTTTGGCACGATGGATCCTTTCTTCTCAAAGGGGTTTAATCCCTTGAGGAAGGCAGGCTGACCACGGAATCTCGTGCAGTTTGCTCGAGTTTCGTACAGCACATCGTACTGCACTCCCAGCGAACAATACGTCCCAGGGTGCTAACCAGTGCCTTGGTGCGGTCCTGCTTATTGTTTCACAGGTTCCTTGACCCTTCGTGGCATATGGGAAAGCTACCCTTGTCTCCCCACCTCGAACATGATTCGTTAGAACATGCTCTGGACGTGTGGTTTCCAAGGACCCCTTGTGGGGGCCCCCCGGGCTCCTAACCCGTAAAAGGTGTTGGATCTAATCCATACTCACCGAGTCCGAAGACTCTAGACCCTCCTGAAAAACCATGGGACACAGTCCTTAAGGTTATAAGTTGGATAGCTTTCTTGCTTACATCGTCGGTTAGACCAAGTGAAGAAGTCTTGATCGTCAAGGCTCCGCATCAAGTTTTGAGAAGGCCTACAGCCTCCTCTCATCCCTAGCTCTTTAGAGTTTCGGGTGATTAGGAAGCTGGTTACGCACCGTGAAGCCCACGGCCTCTCAGCCGTGGGAGAAGCTCTCGTGCCACTAGCTTCGGTTAGTGTTCCACGAAGTTTCTCTGGATCAATAGAGAAGACTACCTTACCGTTTCCTTGTTACCAAGGGTGGTTACCTTATAGCCCGCTCGGGTAGAGCGTAAACTACTCGGCAGGGGACGTCGCAAGACGTGCCCGGAACTCAGGTCGTTCCAGATCTGAGGAGGTGGTTCGAATCC